GCCACGCCGAAGATCTCCACTGTAAATTTGCACGTAAAATGAGCAAATTTGGCATGTAAAATGAGCAAAATGGGGGGTGAATTTGGGGGTTGTGCTTGGAGATGGAGTTGTAGTGTACCGCTGGAGCGGGGAGAATGGAGCGAGAATAGGTGGGGCGATATGTCCGGCCGGACGGGTGATCGGGGGACGATCGAGGTGCCCGTTCAGACGGTTTGTTTGTGAGTGTTACACCTCCAATATGGTGGATCCCTCAGGGAGCGCCGAGGATAGACGGCGCACCAGGAAAGTAGTTATCTCGGACATCGCTATGGCCACAGTTTGGCCTGCGGCCAGGCCTGAGAAGTCGTCGGGCACATAGCTGGCCCAGACCTCCAGGCTGTTCCTCCGCAAGACCTTGACTCGCTTGTTTGGCTCGTCGACCTGCCTGACGATCCCGTACTGAATGGTGTCGAGTGATTCGCGGCGGATGAGACGGTCGAGGGACATGGCATCACCTCTTCAGTGCCTGGTAGATAGGAATGATGGCCGTGTTGGTGAGCTTCGTTTCTCCGCCGTCGCTCAATTCCCCGATGATCCTGCACTCGGAAACCTGCCCCATCTCATTTTTGCTTCGCCTCGAGCTGTCCATGCTGACGACATCGCCGGGCTCCAGCGTCGGAACATGACTTCCGAGCTGGATTTCTCTGGGGATCTTCGCATGCGTATGGGCATCGATTTCAGCCGTGGCCCGGATTGCAATAAGATCAGCATTCCTAAAAAGCGCATGGCTGATCTCATCAAGCTCAACGAACGCCTTCAGCCTGACGATTTTCTCAGCATCCCCGGCCGATCCCGTCACTTTTAGGTGCCAGGCATAGGTTGATTGGAACAGGGAGACTGGGTAGGTGGCTCCCGGCCGATTGGCCATTGTGACCGGCAGGCCGGTTCCATAGCCGGACGAATACCCAGAAGCCTGGATGTTCGTGCCAGCCTGGGCATCGGACTGAGAGAGATACAACTGCACCATGAGCCCTGTCCCGACATCGGATAGACTCACATACCATTCTCGGTTCGGATCGATATTCCACGACGAAATCGCAAGCATCACAGCACCTCACTCATGACAGAAGATATCCTCTGTGCGATCACCGATTGAAAAGAAGGGACCTGCCTGATCGCGGATAAATAAAGCTTCAGATCCCGCACTCCCCACCCATCAGTCGCCGCCAAGTAGAGCATAAAATCTTTCAAAACAGTGCTGCTCACAGTAGACAGGTACAATTTCAAATCCTGCTTGGTCGATCCAGCCGCTTTGAGTAGCAACCGCAAGTCCTCGATGCTCCTCCCGTATGCTGCCATGTGCAGCTTCAGGTCTTTCAACTGCTGCCCTATGGTCGATAGGTAAAGCGGGAGGTCCTGCATGTCTTGGAGGGCGGTAATCATGAGCAATTGCAGGTCTTCCGTCGTCCACCCCGCTGCCTGGAGTCGGAGCCGCAGATCTTCGAAAGTCGTCCCGTCCGTTGTCGTGAGGAGCATCAGCAGGTCTTCCAACCCTTGGTAGTAAGCAGAGAGATGGAGGCGTACGTCAACCAACTCTGTTTGGTTCTGCACCAGCCCTGTGTTTTGCGGACTTCCCGCACTTGCGAAACTGGCAGGATCTCCATAGTTCGTGGTCCACGTATTAACCCAATCTTCCGACTTCTCGACATTCAGATATATCATGAAGGCGAGACGCCCATAATATTTCATGCTCGAATACCATCCGTACGAAGATGTGTGCCATGACCCACCTATCCCCATCGGAGCAGCAGTATCGGGTAGAGCCGCATCCAAACTCGCTTGGTTTTTCAGAACTCCATCAACAAATATCTTGCCCTGCGTGCTGGATTTGGTTGCTCCTACTGCATATTTTGTCCCGGTGACTACCGAGTCGGGCGAAGTGCATCGATACCAAGCTCCGGCCCAGTAGCCCAGATTCCATTTGCCTTTATAAATCGATAGGACATGATGATAATCCCAATTTCCTTCCGCACCCTTCGAATGTGCGACAGGCTGATTTGCGGTGGTGGTAGGTGTGGCAATTGCAAGAACCGTCATATTAGGGGTCGGATCAAGCAGACCAGCAGGGTCATCGCTATGGTACAAAACGCCTCCATTGAAATCATACCCATTCCCTGCTGCCAAAACCGCACTTCCTGTAACCAACAGATTGAGTTGGTTCAATGTGCTATCATTGGCATCTTTTAGTAAAGGATACACACCCACGAACTCCGACCCATAAACGCTATACTGACCATTAGCATTAGTGGGGTCGGGCTCTAATGCCGAGGCGTTGTTATACCAAACCCATACTACATCGTCGATAGCTGACGAAATAGACGGCAACTTAACAATAATACTAGCTTTTCCGGAACTCTGATCGAAATAAGCCACCTGCCGAGCAAGCTCTGTGGTTCCTGCTGCATCGGAGGTTACTCGAATATCGCTCCCATCGACATTGGCACAATTTGCGTTAAGCGCATCCAGCATTTCTAACGGGAGATTAGATTCGGTCAGACATAATTGATATTCCCCAGGGACACCGACTACTTTAGTGTGATCTATCGTTATAGGACACTTGCGACCCCATCCGTAAGGAAAAGCCATACCATACCCTCCAAACCAGTGCTTTTGGAATAATCGCACCACTGTAGATATGTGTACCGGTGTGATTGCTGCTTCCAGTGTTTAATTGCAAAACGTCATTAACTGACACGGAGCCATCTCCGACCACCCTAACAGTCCATTTATTGGTATCTAAGACGGCGCCTGTAAAATCATCTTGTAACAATGTGGGCATTTTTATCCCTCCACCACCAAGGAGCTTATTCTTCCCGCCACTCCCCGTTTCCATCCTCTCGAAGGAGTCATCCCCAATCCCTCCTGACCAAACCGAACTCGGTCTTGGGTGCAGTGCCCCCCGCCTATCCTCCATCGATAAACGACAGGCTTGCCTGACAGTTTTCCGCAAAGGAAAACGGCATCAATGGCAAAACGTCCTCCTGCCCCAAGATCCTGAGCGACTTCAAGGAAGAAGTTGTACTGCTCAAACCCCCTCATCAGGATCTTGTGTCCGGTCGGTAGATAAAACTCCAACTGCTCTATGGGGCGTCTAAAATGCTCATCCATCCAGCCGGGATTAGACAGCAGCACGTTCGGACTTTGGTAATGCTTCGGTGGGAGATCCCCTTCGAACGTGGCCTTGAACGTCCACGCTTGCTGGAGCTTTGGAATTGCGATCGATTGCACCCGGTCCTCCTATGAGTAGAGATATCGAAGAGTCAGCACACCATCCGTTTTGGTAAGTGGAGTAAACGTACTGGCTATCACCTGTCTGATGTTGAAATAGACATTCTGGGCCGATCCCAAAGCCGCCGCAGCCAATGAGATCCGAGAGCCGGTTCCAGCAAGCGGAGTACCCGCCCAACTGGCCGAGCCGGGGGCTGCATCAGTTGTTGCAATCGCTTTTAGCGTCGAGTTTGCTGGAGTCCCTGCGCCGAGAAATGTACTTGCAATCGTCGTATGGGTATTGTCATCCCATGCTTCGAGGTACGGAATCCCCGCCGTCGCGCCGTCAAAGTAGATCGCAAAGACATATCGGGTATTTCCTCCAGACTGAAACCCCTGATCCGACCCGGCGAGCGGGATCTGGTCGTAGACCGATGCGGAGTCGTCGATCAAGAAGGTCTTAGGAGCTTCAATCGACCCGGCAGCCGGTATGATTACTGGATACGGCCCCACGGTATCCGCGTCACCATCAGCTTGCTGCGTATCGAGGAATGCCAAAATGTCATTGACAAGATCCACCACAAGCCAATTGGAGCTTGCATCACCCGCCCCGCCCGCAGCGTTGCCGATATTCGTTCCATCATTCGAACTGTTATTGACAAGAAAAGTCGTGTTCGGCTTCGCCATTTTACCCCTCCGTGTAAAAAACGAAATTGCATTCCCCGCAGATATACTGGTTGCGAATCCCAGCCTTTCCCTTTGCACAGTTTGGACACACCGGACTTCTAAAAGCCCGATCCCCGCACTTCGGACACTTCAATTCCCGCTGCGCCGTAGTCCTGTCGGGATGGTGAGCCTCCTCTTTGCTTGTCTTTGTTACCTTCTCGCTTGGATCGGGCAATCTGTAGTAAATCAGGCTTCCCACCTTCGCCCACTCGTAAGGAGGTGGTGGCGTGCCGTCTTTTGTCCAAATTTCCAGCCCTTCAGCTAAACGACGCTCTCGCTTCGCCTTTGTAAACCGTTGCAGAGCCTCCTTCAGAACATCGTGAGGGTATGCACCCAAAAACATCAGGATCTGCTTAATGTAAGCCTCTCGATTCATTTGCATTCTTGGCTCCTAACATTGCCACTCGAAAGTCCTCATTACTGCTATGTCTCGATCTGGATAACACTCCCCAGGACACGGGTTTGAAACTGGATTCGGGCACACATAGCCACAAGCCCCCACTGGAACTAGATGGGAGTAAATGCTTGCCGAAGCATAGCAATTACAATTCTCAAAGGCGATACAACATCCACTGTACTCATAAGCGATTTGCACCCAACTGCCCGCATTCGTTATCCTGGCACTCAATGACGCACTTGCTCCGCATTTGTCAGTCACGGTCACCGTGATGCTCCCGCAAGCGGCCTCAGTGAGCGTCACATAACCATTCTCGTCGATGCTGGCTCCAGTCCCTGATACGGACCAAGAGTACGGTTGAACTCCTCCCGATGCGCCGTACTGTGACCCCCCGGGCTTCGTCAACGTCTCCGCGCCGGATATCGTCAACGGATCAGCGGTCTCGCAATCTCCACATTGGTCCCGGCAAGCTTCCATAGCTGCCGCTTTCAGCTCTTCGTAACGTTCCCAAAAAGCGGGACTGCCTGCCGCGTACCCCTCGTTCAAGACTTTGGTGTTGATCCCCTCATACGAACTGCCATCATAATTCTGCGTGGTCCCGAAGTGGTTGAACTCCTCCTCGCAGAGCTTCGTACAATTGCACTCCTCCCCGCCGTCCTGGAGGGCCTGCCCGAAACGGGATTCCATGCAATCGGATGTGGGATTCTGTTGGCAATCGATGGGATAACATTCCCTCAAGGCTCCGCCGTCGCATTCGGATAGCGGCCGGCACTCGAAATCCTCTCCATCCGGATTGGTGCAGCAGGTTTCGCCCTGCCTGCAATCGAGATCCCCACATCCGACGGAGGGAGTGTGATCCCATTTGTTCTTGCCGGAGCCTCCACTGGTGCCGTATCCCGGATCGTCTTCGTCGAGATCGAGTCCGGAATCGCAGCAGCCCTCCACGCCGCCCGATTCCAGCTCCGCCCGGACGGTAATGGATACTGACGATTCGAGTGGCTCCTCCCGGCTCGTGGCCATGAGTGCCCGGATGCGATCGGTCCCGGCCTGGATGCCGATGAAGTGGTTTACGACGGCTCCGCGGGTTGTGTAATCGACGATGAGACTGGTTCCTGTGGTGAGCCGTGTGTTGAGGGTGACCACTTTGCCCACATGGGAGCTGTAGAGGCTTGCGCCGGTCTTGGACCAGTTGCCATTGATGTCCTGCTGTGCGCGGTAGACGCCCTGCACCGATACGGCGTACATATCCAGCTCGCACTGGGTGAGGCCGGAGACCTCGTTGATCGCGGAGGTGTTCTCGTTCGTCACCTCGACCTGCTGCGCCCTGAGCTCGGTTGCCGGCAGATGGCCGTGGGCGGGGTTGGAGTCTACCGTCATGTAGATGGTTCTGCCATCGGCAACCGGAAGGCCTCCGGCTTCGGCATACACGAGAAGGCGGGCGGATTCGTTTACCTGGATCGAGGATGGATTCGCGATCAGGCGAAGGGAGGGGGGGCAGGCACACGGGTTGTCGAGGTAGATCTCCTGGCTGTCCTGGTTTCCCGAAAGTCCCGCGGTGATGGTTTCCGTCCCGGAGCTTGAGCCGGCTGTTGCATGGTTCACGGCCACTCCCGACACGGTATAATCGACCCGAACCAGCTGATCGCAGTAGTCGAGGGCATCGGTCAGGCGGATGGTGTTTCCGCTGATGGTGTAACCGCCCGCAGAGAGGTTCTCTGTTTTTCGGGTGTCCCTGTAGGCGTAGATGCCGAGGATGGTCTCCGGAGGGAATTCCAGATCGATCTCGTTGAACGATTTGGATCGCTGCTCCTCATCGAAGATGCTGATCTGCGCCGTATTGCTCACGGCCTGGTCGAAGGAGACCAGGTTAAATTTGGTGGACCAGGCGATGGGAAGATCGTTTACGGGATCTCCATCCTGGTCGGTCACCCTGGCAAAGAGCTTCGATCGCGATTCGCCGTCCGCGGAAAGGCACTTCTGGGCGATCGAGAGCTGGACTCCGTAGCCGGCGAGGGATCCCGAGGCGCTGATCTTGATGCGGTTGCCGAAATCCGGCCACTCGGGCTGCTCGGAGATCCGGACGATGACGGCGTCCTGGACGGTGTGATCGGCGGCGGAAGGGGAGCGGTCGAGGAGCCCGATGCAGACGTGGTTGTCGCGATCGGTGGAGACGAAGGCGTCTTCTCCGTAGGCGACCTGCAGGATCTCAGAGATGATCTCGATCGGGTAGAGGTTTTCCGCCCTGTAGGACTGGGCGGGGATCCAGAAATCGTCGATATCGGAATAACTCGAATCCCACGTGAGGCCGGCTGCCGCACACATCTCGGCGCAAACGGCGAAAAATGTCGTATCGGCATCCCACGTTTTGCTCATTTTAACTGCAAAAGGAGGTCCGAGGAGGGCCGTGAGGGATCGGCCCCAGATGCCGGTGGTCGTGATCATGAGATCCACCTGGTAGGTCGGGCGCTCGATGAAGTATTTCCCCTGGCTCACCCATGTGTCCGCCGTTCGGGTGAAGACCTCGACCTGGGGCTCCTCGGGGAACTGCGAAAAGTCGAGCGTGTCGTAGAGATCCGGATCGGCGATATCGAGCGAGAGCTCCCGGACGTAGGAATCGAGGCGCGCGGTGATCTCGAAGCGCATGCCTTTCTGGGTGATGTCCACCCCGTCGAGCTCGATTTTAATTCCGTATGGCATGGGGGCCCCTGTCGTTTGAGCGGTCCGCTCGGAGAGCGGACCCTACATTTGGATGCGCACCGGGCGGCGCTTCGGTTAATGGTGTGGCTGGCGCTTCGGCGGCTGGCCTGGCCGACGCCACGGCGATCGGCGCGGCCGGCTAGATGTTTTTTGCATCTATTTTGAGCAAAATCTCGTAGCTGAAGACGTCGTCATTGCTGGCCGATTTAAAGAAGAGGTTTTGCAGTGCCCTGAACCCGTCCGGCTTCACAAATTTAACCGTCCAGCAATTGACGGAATCGGTGAAGAAGTACTGCGTATCGATCGCGGCGAAGGCGGCATCGAGGGTCGCGATCGTTGCGGCTGCGATCGGGACGTTCTGCACGGCCAGGCGGATACGGCCGTCCTGAACGAAGCTTCCGAAATCCTGGTCAACCGCACCGCCGAGCGTCGCGATCCGCGCGCCCCTGCCCTTGCTCCCGGCATTGGGGTCATAGTCTCCGAATATGGGGTCTTCTCCGAGATCGATCATGGTCGCCGGCGCAGGATCGGCATCCCACGGATCGAGCGTCGCAGCGATATCGATTGAGTAGATCGCGAATTTGACCGCCATTATCGCCCCCTGGTGAGTCGCATTTTGATGAGCTCCTTTTCTATCTCCTGGAGCATGGCCTTCGTCGTTCTGGGGGCCCCCACGACCTGCAGGGGCGCCTGCGCGCCCCCGGCCTCGAGCCGCAGCGTCATGGTCTCGGACGGCGATCCGAATGCCGCCCCGACCGGACCGCCGTCATGGTAGCTCGGGAGCTGCGGCAGGTTGAGGCCGCCGAAGAGATCTACCGGCGTGATCCGGAGGCTGTTCATGGCATCGAGCCACGGGCCCCATGCCCGGGTCGCCTTCGGCGAGAAGACGAACTCGTCTTTGAGGAGCTTTGCGAGCACTTCCCCCGGCTTGAGCGCGCTCTGGATCGCCTTCGAGGCATAGGCCGCGATCCCGCCGCCGTGCAGCTCGCCCACGGCTCCGGCCCATCCGCCTGAGTGGCGCTCCTGCACTTCCTGTACGTGGATGATGTGGGTCGAGTGGGTGACCATGCCGTTCAGCTGCGCGATCTTCGCGTCGACCGCGCTCGAATCGACCTGGAACACCGCCTTCGGGTTCATCTGCGTGCTGTTGACCGCATCCATCTCGCTCTTTATCCCCTGGAGCTGTTCCTCGAAACTCTGGGCGCGCGATGCCGCCTCATCCTGGAAGGTCTCCGTAAGGTCGATCTGCTTTTGGATCGCCTGGTCGATCAGCTGGCCGGCCGACTGCACCCCTTCGATCGCGGCCTGGACCGTTTCGGCCTCCGACTTGATGACCTGGTCGCCTTCCTTCACCTCGCCCGCCAGGCCGGCGAATTGATCCTGCGCCTTCTTCGCGAGCTCGGCCGCCCGCTCGAGCTGCTCGGGGGACTTGGCGCTGGCGACGGCCTCCTGCGCCTGGCGCAGCGTATCGTAGGCCTGCCGCTGCTTGTCGATCCATGCGTCTTCGGCGCTCATCGTGCGGCGCCGCAGCTCCATGATCTTCTCTTCGGTGCTCATGTGAGCCTGGCGAAGCTCTTCCTGGAGCCTTTTTACCTCGGCGGCGTACTTTTTCTCCTCGCCCAGGGCCTGCATGAGGGCCGACTGGACTTTCCCCTCCCACTCCTCGAGGATGCGGATCTTCGTCGCCTTGAGGTCCTCGTGGACGAGCTTCTGGGCCGCCGCCCACTGCTGGTCGTTCAGCCCCGCCTGGGTCATGATCCGGTATTGTTCGTCCGCGGCCTCCTGCGCCATCTGGATCGCGAAGTCTTTTTTCTCGCGATAGATCTCGAGGGCCGCATCGGCTGCCGACCTCTCGTCCCCGGCGAGCGCTTTGGCTTTCTCCGCAGCGAAATCGAAGTATTTCGATGCCGACGCGATCAGCTTGCCGTAGCCATCGCCCACGGTCTTGAGCGTTTCCTGCAGCTTTTCGAATTCCTCCTCGCTCACCTCGACCGCCCGGGCCTGCTGCTCCATCGCCCTGGTGGCTTCCTCCCACTGCTGGGCCTGGTCGTTCCACACGAGGGTTCCGTCCTTGACCAGGCGGTTGAAGTCGTCGAGCGATTTGATGTTCATGCCGAGCCGCTCGCCGAGCTCGCGGGCCTTCTCGTTCGCCCGCTCCTCGATCGATGCCCTGTCCTCCTCGGCCTGCCGCGCGACTTCGCTCCAGTGCTTGAGCTCCATGAGCGCCGATACGACGTCCATGATTTTGATCACCGACCAGCCGGCGGCGAGCACCAGCCCGAGCCCCATCCAGGAGGTGAGGGCCGCGCCTGCGACCGTCGCGGTCCGGGCCGCCGCGGCAAGGCTCGTGAACCAGCCGGCCAGAGATGTCCCCTCGAGGGCGATCGTCGCGGCGGTGAGCCCCCTGACCAGTGTCGTGGTGGTCTTGAAAGCCGCATACCCCACGCCAAGGGCCGCGATCACCTCTTTCCACTCGAGCGCGAACCTGATCACCCCCGTTGTGAGCTCGATCAGATCCGATGCCAGCTCGCCTATCGAATCCGCATTGTCCCGGATGAACTGGGCCACCTCGGTCAGGCTCTCCGCCAGGTCCTGGTTGTTCGAAACTGTGTCCTCGATCGTCGCCTTGAGCAGCTCGAGCGCCCCGCCGAACGTGGTCGCGCTTTCGGCCGCACGCCCCTCCATCTCGGCACTCTGCTCCAGGAAGACCTGGTAGCGCACCTGGGCCTTCTCGAGGTCCGTCAGATCCTTCCACGCCCTCTCGTGCGCCGCGTTGGCGGCGTACCAGCCCTTGACGTAGTCCTCGTTGAGTGTGAGCCCGAGGTATTCCGCCGATTCGGCCTCGCCCCGCAGCGCAGCGGTCACCCGCTCGATGCCCCCCTCGAGGTCCGTCTTGCCGGCACTGAGATCGGCCGTGCGCCTGATGACCTCCTCCATCTGGTCTTTGGAGAGGCCGAGGCGCTTGGTCATGTCGATCGTTCGGGATATGGCGTTTTTGAGTGCGTTCTCTGAATAGATGACGAGATCGCGCGAGAGGCCCTTGACCGACTGCCCCCACTCGTCGATCGTCCCCGTATTCTCGAACTCCCGGTTTGCCGCCTGAACGCTCGCCGTCATGTTGAACTGAGCCTGGTCCGCGCTCTTGAGAATGTCGACCATCCCGGTCAGGGCCGCCTGGGCGGCCTGAAGCCCGATGTAGGCGCCGACGAGGTCCTTCACCCCGACCGTGAGGTTCTTCACCATTCGATCGCCGGTCCCCGTGGCCTTGTTGAAGGCGTCCACCGCGAGACGGCCGCGCTTGAACCCGGAGTTGAGCGAGGAGGTGAGCTTGCCCACGTTCTCCTGCCCCTGCGCGATGGATTTTATGACGATCTCGACAACGTTTTGCGGCATATCGATTGCCCTATATGGCTCATTTCGCCTGGAGCCGCTTCACCTCGGCGATCGCCGAAACGAAGAAGCTTAGTCCGTATCCCCAGACGTTCGCATGGCCCAGGCGGATCAAGGTGAGGGCCGCCCGGTCGACGGCTTGCCGGTCATGCCACCGAGAAATCCGACCGCCACGCCCAGCTTTTTTAGAATTTCCGAAAAAGGGCGCATCATCGTCTGGACCTCCTCGATCACCTGCTCGAGCTCCGAGAGGCTGAGCTTCACCACGGTTGCCTGGGTGAGGTCCGTGAAGAGCTCCAGAATATCGGTCGGGATCTCCGATGTGCCCTTGAAAAAACCCACAGGATCCAGCACCAGGTCTTCCCGTGTCAGAATATTGCGGACCTGCTGGACGGTCGGCTCGTGCACCTTCACGCTCATGTGGCCGAAATCGAGCGTCTTTTCCTTTCGCGCCATAAGCTTCTTTCTCCCCGAATCGTTTCGCGTCTCAGCCGCTGGCTAGACTGTTAGCCCATCGGCATGATCTCTAATTTGTAGTACTCCTGCCCCGAGGCCTGGGTCGTATCGGCGAGCACCGTCGCCGTGCACTGCAGGATCTGGGCGCCTTCGCCGATCAGCGGGAAGTCCCCGTTCAAATTGATCTGCACCTTGTGGAAGGTGTAGCGCTTGCGCGGGCCCTGGTCGTCTTTGTCGGTGACGAAGACAAACTTCTTCTGCACCGAGCTCGCGGCCATCGCGTGGAAATATTTTCGACTCACGGCTTCGTAGTCATAGGAGACATCGACCGCATTGGCCACGATCGTCGACGTGGCCGACAGCTCCCGGATGTACCCGTAATCCGGGTCCAGGCTGTAGTCGGTGCCCTGGACGTAGCGGATGGTCTGGTCAGCATTGGTGACGATTACGTCCTCGAGCTTCTCGACTCCGCTGAGCGTCGCCGATGCGCCGCCCGCGCCCGTAACCTCTTCGCCCGATACAAATGATCCGACCACGTTGTAGAGCTCGAGGTAACTCGCCCCGATATAGCCGACCTCGCCGGTCGCTCCTCCCTTGCCCGTAACCGTCTCCCCGATCACGAACGGGCCGTTCGTTACCGCGCCGTGGGAGAGCTTGGTGAGGAACACGTTGAGATACCCCAGGTCGATGTACTTGTCGTCGACGAGGGTCTTTTCGGCCTGCTCGACGTAGCCGGCCAACTGGTTGTCGGTGTTGATCGAGCCCCCGAGGAGAGCCATTTTGAGGTTTTCCTCCGTGAGCTCGCGTAGTCCGAATGTGAGCGTCCCGTCGCGCTCGGACTCAACCTCCAGGATCGTCGCCCTGGCGGCGTTCCTGGTGCTCTTCATCTTCTCGGTCGACACGGCGACTCCGAAATTCAGGGTCTCCATCTCGCCCAGGTCCTCGAACGATGTTCCGGCCACCTCGGCCACATAGCAGCGCCCGGTGCCGTTGTACCTGATGTTGTCCGCAGACGATGCAATCATGAGATTACTCCTTTGGCTTTAGGTTAGAAGCAAGAGGCAAAAGGCAACGGGGCTGATTGGATTTGGGGCTTGCCGGTTGCCTCTTGCATGCTGCTTCCATCCTGCGCGGATCATGTCCGCGTTTTCATTTCATAGACGGCCTCGTAGATCGCGATGCCGCCCTGCGGGTCGTAGGCCATCGGGGCCTCGCGGATCACCCTCGCCGGATACCAGCCGGCGACGAGCGTCTTTCCGTGCACGAGCCCCCGGATCGATTTCAGCAGGCTGTAGACGCCAGGCGCCTCGGATGACGTCGCCCCCCGCCTGGCCGCGTCCGTTCCCCTCAAATTTTTGTCGGCCACGATGAAGGTGAGTGCCGTTCCGGCGCCGTCGGCCCTGTTGTGCTCCCGCACTTCGGCCCCTCCCCAGATGACGAAGATCGCCGGGAAGAGCGGGGTTATCTCCTCGATCTCTTCGACCGAGAGCTGCCCGCCGTAGGGCTCGAGGGTCCGGACCGTGCCGGCGGTCTTGAGCGATTGCACCGCGGCGATCGCGGCCTGCTCGATCGTTTCTGGGTCATAGTCCTGATAGTTCACGGCCATCGCTAAAAATCCTTCATCGACGTGCGGTCGAAGACGCGCGTCGGGTTGCCGGACGAGAGCTCCGGGGCGTCCGACGTGGGCGGACTGCCCTCGGGATCGTCGGCGCCAAGCGAAATTTTTCCGAGCGCCACCTGCTTGAGAAAGCGGATCGCGTTCTTGTATCGGGCCTCCCTGGTCTCGCTCGATTTCTCTCGCCTGGCATAAAGATTGTGGATCGCGATATCGACCGAGAACTTTCGGATGATCGCAGGCACGGTCGCAAGCGGTACCGCGTGCCTCGACCCGACATAGCCGTCGATCTCCTCGTCCGCGTCCGCGATCGCGCGGGTCACCCTCGCCTCGACCACGGCCCCGGTGTTCTCGTCGTCGGTCAGCTGGATGAGGCGGACCTCGTCCAGCTGGTTTTTGATGTCGTCGATCGTGCAATAGGCCATCGGCTATTTGCCCTTCTTGCCGGGCTGCGATTTGGGCGACGGCTCTTTGTCCTTCGGATCTGCCGGCGCGTCCTCTCCCTCTGGGGCTTCCGGCTCGGGATCCGGCAGGTCCAGCACGTCCACCTGCAGCATCGGCTCCGCGAGCAGCCGCTCGATTTCTTTGTCGGTGAACCGTTTGGCGGGATACTCCGTCCACTGTTCCGGATGGGCGATCCCGCATCGGCGAAATCCCGCTTTCTTCGATCTGATTCGAACTACTCTGGGCATTGGCACTCTCCTCTTGTAAAACCCTCTCCCCGCAGGCGGGAAGAGGGTATCGATTCAACTCATCAGTGGATCAGGTTTTGAGCCGCCCCTCTACGCGAGCCAGGGCACCACGACCAGTTCCGCCGTGCCGTACCACTCGTTTGCTGCGCCTGCGGCGTCGGTCTGGTTCTTGACTATCTTGCGGCCGGCACTCTCATTCGATGGATTGACTACCAGGTGAGTCGGCACAATGCCCAGGGGCACCCCTTCGTTATTTTTGAACGCCATCATGGCGGCCCGGGCGGCCGCATAGTTCGTGGCGTCCAGCGTGTCTTTGCTGCCGTAGGCGAGCTGCCAGAGACCGAAGCCGACGTTCTTTCGGTCATCGACGCCGCAGCGGTATTTCTTGCGCATGAATACGTTTTCGTCGTCTGGCCGGTCCATTGCGACAAATTCCGGCCGCTTGCGCATTTGCAAAACGAGCGGTTTGATCGGCCTCCTCAGGTCGAGCAAAAACCAGGGCTCACCTGCGCCGCCGCCGTCGTTTGAAACCTCACCTCCGGCGACAGGGTGATCCGTATCGAAGAAATACTGCCCGTCAAAGCAGAGAGTGTCGAAGCCCGCCTTGAGCAGTCCCCACACCAGAATGTCCGGATGCTGTGCCGCGGCCCATGCCAGTTGCTGCACGATCGGAGTGTAGACGCCGATCTGGTCGTCTTCGATATCGTCCCGATCCACTTCTATGGTCGTTTCATAGCTCTTGTTCGTGATCTCATAGTGGAACGCGCTGAGGTCCTTGATCACGCGATCCCCGAGCCATTCTCTCATCATCGGCAGATCGCCGAGCCACTTGTAGTCAACCGACCGGCCGGTACTCGGGGTCTCCATAGCGACCAACGGCCACATGCTCTCCACCCCGGAAAGGGCTTGGTTGAATATAGTCGTGAACGTTTTGTAGATGCCTGCCAGCGCCGACTGGTTGATAACGATCCCGAGCAGGGCGACGCCCATGAAGTCGATCTCGATCGGCTGCCCGGCAGATGCGTTGTGAGGGTAGAGCATGATCCCGATGACGATTAGCCCGATCCAGACCAGCGGGGTCGTGCAGCGTTTCCAAACTTTCGTGATGTTCATGGTGGATCCTCCTGGTTGCAGTGGAAAACGTTCCAGCACGGAGGCGCCGGGCGCTGATTCCCCGATGCCTCCATAACTATCTATGGGGTCACCCCCCCCTTAAGCGGTGAGCAGCTTGCGTTTGTACTCGATCCATACGCCGTGGATGATCACGTCATCCGTCCCGAGGGTCCCGTCCTTGGGCTGAATCGTGAGCGCGATCACGCCTGGAGCGGCAGCCAGATTCGCCAGGGCGAGCGTGAGGGTGACTTCCTGCACCGTCTTGGCGGTAGCGTTGCCCGTCATTGCCCCCGAATCTCCACCGAAGTTTGTATCCGCATCATGCAGGGCCCCGGCCACCACGTTATAGGCCGTACACGTGAACTTGACCGCATCGGCCAAGGTGGCTCCAGATTTGGACGCCAGAATGTGGAGCACCGCGTCCGCGGTATTGTCGAAATCGGGCGGGATGACCACGCTCGCTCCAATCGGGTCCGGCTCTGCGTGGTTGTTCCACCGGATTCCGAGGGCCTTCGAGTCCACCAGTGCGTATCCGGGCGTCGTCGAGTCGCCGTCGGCGAAGGCGGCGAGAGCCGTACCGTCCGCTTCCGCAAACGAAAAGATCGGGATTTCCACCAGTGCCTGGGCGCTCAGGATATGCTGATAAATCTCCTGCAGGGCTTCCTCCACGTCCGTTTTGGCCGTGAACGTGCCGTCGTCTTCGATCGCGATGGCAGACGCCGCATGGGCGCTCGCGGTGTCCGCGACGTGCGTGGCCACGTCGGTCTGGAGCAGGGCCGGGTAGATGTCCACCCAGACCTGGGTCGTGGACTCGAGGGCCGCGATCACTCCGCAGTAAATGTCGTTGTCCGTCGTGGCGGCCAGGGCGACCGTCTGGTCGTCCGAAATAAATGCCGCCTTGCCGACGTCGGTCTGAACGGCGCTCGCCTTGTTGAAGAGAAAGAGCCCCCTCCTCCGCACCGTAACATTGATCGCGCTCGCGGCCCCGTCCGCATTGTCGGCCGCTTCCCGAGCTACTCCTACAAAGACCTTGCTCGCGGTGTCCGATCCGGCCTCGGCGAGCTTCGTGGTCCCGTCGAGCACGACCAGGCTGCCAGCATAGATCGTCTTGTCGGCTCCGACCGGCAGGGAGAGCTCCACTCCCTCCGTGTATTGGGTTTTCTTGTCTGCACTCAGAGCTGTCATGGCATTGCCTCCTGTGTTTTATCCTTCCGGTTTACCGTGCCCGGCCGCCCGCTACTTCTTCGCGCCCGGCCCGTACTTTTTCCAGGTCTCGTCGTCGATCCCGCACATCTTGTTGATCTGCTTCTGGGTCTCGTCAAGCTCCCCGTCCTTGCCGGGCAGGTCCTTGTCCCTCACCACGCCCGCGTCATCGAGCGGGACCACCTGCGGGGCCTTTGCGACGAACATCTTGAAGCCTTCGGGATCTCGCAGGGCATAGCCTTCGGCCCATTCTTTCTGTGCCGCGCTGATCTTTCCGGCCTTCATGGCCTGGTCGACCAGGTCGTCGCGATCGCGCTCGGCCAGGCGACTCTTCAGTGACGCCACTTCCTGCGTGAGATCGGGACGTTGTTTGATCGCGTGGATCGATGCGACCACTTCGCTCTGAGTCGCGGTTTCGGGCAGTCCCAGGGCGACAACCACATCCTTTGCGATGACCGGCTTTTCGGCCTTTTGCTTCATCGTGTCGAGGGCCGCGATCACCTGTTCCTGGGTTGCGTCTTCGGAGAGCCCCAGCTTCTTTGCCATTTTCTTCAGAAATTCCATGTTCTTCTCCTTATCCTCGCTGTTTTGCCAGCCGTCCTGGCGTTTATCGTTGCCGTCTTTGGCCACGAGTGGCTTTATCCAGTTGAGCTTCGGTGCGTTGGTGAGTGCGATCCGCGCGAGCTCGACCAGGCGTTGATCCTTTTTCGTGGTGTAGAACACAGGCGAAAAGTACCGGTACTCACGGCTTGCGAGCAGCTGGCGGGCGCGATCGGTCCACTCGACGACAGCCCAGAGTCCTTGCGTGCCCTTGTTCACCAGCTTCTTCACCCACCCTGCAGCGGGCGCCGTCCCGTCCGGGCTCGACCATTCGCCCCCCTCGGTCTGGTGCTCGTAGTCGATCACCATGTCGAGCCCGCGGGCTTCCCACCGTTTGATCACCTCCTGCCGTGCGGCATCGTCTGCAGTGAAACGTTCCCCTCCCGACATCTCGATCGTCCCGTCCGGGAAGACCTGAAATTCCGTGGGGACGTCCGCGCCGTCCTCAACGATCGACGCCACGAAAAAGCGCTTCTCGCTCCCCTCGGGCGGATCGATGTTTTTGCAGATAAAATGAGAAAATTCCGTTCGCCCGCTCATCTCAAGACCCCTCCGATCGCGGCCCGCATCAGCCGCCGATGATGTAGTCCAGAAGCGCATCCTTTATCTCCGGCCAGTCCTCGTCTCGAATCCCCAGGAAAGGCCGTGCCGGGATGTCCCCCCACGGGAGCTTCACCACGCGCCTGTGGGCGCTCACGTAGCTCGGGACTCCTCCGCCCCACCCGCCGCGGGTGTGCGATCGCACGTTCACGACCCGAGTCCCGAACGATCCCGCGGCCGCCCCGAACTGATGGACGCCGGCGTATTCGACGGGTGTTCCCACCCGGACCTGGTCGCTCATAGCATCGACGTGGATCGAGTTTCGCAGCACGGCCGTGTCGATCAGCGTCTTTCCGCCCTGCGAAGCCGCGCGCCGCGAAGGCTTCCAGCGCTCGCCTCCTGGCCCGCGCTGCTCCCTGAAATTCCTCATGCAGCTCTCGCGGATGATCTCCCCGATCTCCCGCATCGCCGGCCTGCGGTCCTCGATCCGCCGCTCCAGGCCCTGCAGGAGGATTGCGACCTCGCGGTCTTCGATTTTCATCTCGAGCTGCACGGGCATCGGTTTTACCCCTCCAGGGTCTCGCTCTCGTCAACGATCCGCTGCACCAGGGCGCGCGCATCGGGGCTGTACTTGTTGAAGTCCGGCTGCCACTTCTCCCGTCCCGGGTTGTAAGCAAAGCCGGCATCGGGCTTCTGGCCCACGCCCGTTGTCTGCTCGGTGAGCTGCGAGCCCTCCATCTGCCTCGCCGAAAGGGTCCGCACCGTGCACCGGCAGTTGAACCCGTTTGGCGGATACCATTCGTCCCAGAAGGGGTGATCGAACCGGTAGACCTTGCCGTCCATAGCGGCATGGCTCGGCCGCGTGCGCATATCTCCAACCGCGTCGTACATCCAGTAGGGCCTGCGCCTGGCAACCTCGATCATCTGCCGGTATCTGCCGGTCGCATACGATGACTGCAGGTTCGTCCGGTAGATGGTGTCGAGCCTCCAGGGCGTGAGCCGCTTTCGAATCGTCCCGTCCGGAAGCGTGATCTCGGCATCTTCCCCGCGGGGCGAGAGCCAGCCCTTCCGCTCCAGGAGCTTCGAGAGCCCCTTCTTGAACTCCGCAAGCGGCGTTCCGGCATCGATCGCCTGGTCCACCGCCTGGCGGATATCTTCCAGCACATCGACCGCTGTCACTCTTGCAACCGTGAAGGCCGTCGTGTGCGCCTTCTGCCAGATATCGCGCCAGCTTTCCGGGGAGAGGGAAAGCCCCTTCTCCTGGAAGAATTGGATCGCCTCTTGAAACGGAAGCGGCTCGAGCGTGATCTTCATTCACCGGCTTCCTTCCTCGCCCGTAGCGTCCCCCACAGATCGGCCGCAAACGAGGCCCGGTGGAGAAGCTCCTGGAACTTTTCGGGGTCCATGTCGCTGTAGAGGCCGTAGAGCTTCTCCATGATCTCCTCATAGCTCGACGCCTTCGTCACCAGCTCGACCACCGGCTGCAGCATGGGATCGAGCTCCGTCCCTCCGGCCGCCAGGCGGTCGGCCAGGTCGTCGATCGAAAGCTGCCCGTCGTCCGGATCGGCGAGGTTTCGAACGGGGTCCTTGGCGATCCGCTTCGCCGCCGTGGCCGCTTGCCCCTGATCCGCGGGCGCGCCGCCCTGGGGCTGCCGTGACAGCGGGGTCTCGGATTCCTGCCGGATCGGCACCTGGAACCGCTCGGAGATGTGCTCCTGCGAGACGTCGAAGCCGATGTTCCAGAGCTTTGCATAGACGTCCGCAAGTTCCTTGAGATCCTCCGATTCCTCGCAGAGGAACCGGAACTGCGGAACCGGAGCGTCCCACCCGTAGTTGAATCCCACGAGCGGCCGGAGTATCTGCTGGCGGATGGTCTTTGCCAGCGCCTTGCAGTCCGCTTTGACCAGATCGCCGCGCACTTCGTTGTGCACTTCGCCGAGCGCCCGGGACCCGGATCCGCCCTCGCCGCTCGCCTCGCTGGTGAGCGTCTGGCCGAGGATCGCCTTGCTCATCTGGGCATCGCAGAACCGGGCGAGCCCTTCGTAGACGTTGATCGATCCATACTTTTGCGCCTCCACGAACTCGATCTCGGTCGACTTGCTGATGATGCCTGCGGCATCCGAGCCGAGCGATCGGATCGCGGTGATGAGTGCCCGCTTGTCTTCGGGGCTCGCTCCGGGCTCGTAGCGCCCGACCCTGAGCGGCATCCCGTAGACTTCCGCGAACGCCACCCAATCTTTGATGTCGTAGTTTTTGAACAGATACATCCACCCGCAAACACGCAGGATCCCGGCCCGTGTGTCGTATCCGGATCTCGCCTTGTAGCGGTGGTATGCAAACTTGAATGCGGGCGGGTCGATCCCGTCCATCATGTGCTCTTCGGTGATGACCCTGGGAGTGAGCGAATTATAGAAGGTTATTTTTTTCGAATGCACCCAGCGCAACCCACGAATTCGGTTTTCGCGGCCGTTCGCGTCCCACAGGATCTCGTGCATCGAGTAGCCCTTCGCGAGAGCGTCCAAGAAATCCAGGATATGGTCGTCCCAATCCTCCATGCCCGAAATCACCTCATCGCAAAAGTCTGCGATCTTTTTTGCCGTGGAGTCATTGCCCCGGGGCGAAACCTCGTATTCGAGCCCCTGGACCGCGAGCTTGCGGATCTGGAACTGCGAAGCCAGATGGGGGTCCTTCTCCTCCATCTCCTCGAAGAGCTCCGACTGCCGGCGTACGTCGCCCTGGTCGGCCTCCTTGAAGATGGCCGCGAGCTTCTGCGGAGTGAGCCCGCTCGACGGGTAGTCGCTCCAGCGGTCTCGGATCGTCGCCACCGCCAGTTCGCGGGTGTCCGGACGCCTCACGTCCCGCGGAGGGATCTCCCTCCCGAATTGATCATACAGGGGCATCAGTAGGCACCTTTCTGCTTTGCAAAGCGCCTCTTCGAAACGCTTTCATGTTCGATGGGGCCGCCCGTGCAGTTTTCCTTGGCGTACCAGGCGAGCAGCCCGGCGACCGCGGAATCCCCGTGGCGCCTGCCTCCACTTTTGGAGTCCTTTTTTCTCGCCGAATCCGGGATGCATGGCACGCCTTTCACCTTCTTGACCGCCCGATGGTCGTCCATGATCTCGGAGGAATCCGGGACCGTGATCTCCTTATCCTCGTAGGCGGCCTTGTATTTCGGGAAATTCTCCCGGTAGAAAGACTGCGTGAGCATGACCTGGTGGATCCGGTTTTCGCCATATCGCTGCCGTGCGACTTCGGCCAGGTATTGGCCGTTGCCCCTGGCATCGAGCGCACCGCCCGAAAAGCGCGGCAGCCTGTCGCAGATGAAGAAAAAGATCTGCTCCTGCTGGCGGAACGGCACATCGCTCAGCTCGACCGCAAAGGGCACGCGGTAATCGAGCGCCGTGACTTCCTCGAGTATCCAGTCGATGCTCAGATCGATGTCTCGCGCGAAGTCTTCTCCGATGAAATGCTTGCGCTTCCCATCCAGGGCATCGAGCAGCGGCTTCACCTCTTCGTCCAGCCACGCCTGGCACTCCGCGTGCCGCTCGGCATCCGGCCAATCAACGAAGGCCTTGCCATCCCTCAATATCTTCGGCGGCGTCCAGGAAAGCACCGGGATCCCCTTCTCCATGCACGATGCGATGAGCGTCCGTGCGAAGTAGGTCCCGCCCGATTGGCTCGGGATGCAGAACAGCTCCTCGTCGGCGTCGTCTCCGTACTGGTCGATGATCTTCCGGCGCCAGTCGGCTTCCGCCTCCGGAGTCCATTCGAGCCCTCGGACCAGGCAGATCCGCTTATAGAGCCCGTCCCCCAGCGCATCGTCAAAATCGATCCGGTGCAGGCTGTAGGGTTTCTTCCCTGCCCGGACGTCTTCGACGAGCTGGTTGAAATCGTTGTCGTCGCCGTCGTGGGTGCTGATGATGATGACCTGGCCGCCCCAGATGAGGAAGGCCAGCGCCGCCTTGAGCAGCTCGTCGAGCTCTTCGACGAACGCGCCCTCGTCCACGATCAGCCGCCCCTGCTTGCCGCGCAGGTTTTTGGGTCTCGAGGAGAGCGCCAGGATCTCGAATCCCGAAGCGAAGTTGATCCGAAAGGCCTTGATCGCCCGCTTCGTTCCGTCCGGATCCTCCTCCTCGAATAGAAATTCCTCAATCTCTCCGGCTGCTTTCGCGAAATTTTTGGCCCAGAATGCGCAGGTGTCGACGTATTCCCGGGTCATGTCGTAATTGTAGGAGATGTAGAGGACGTCCATCCCGTCTTCGCGGGACGCAAGGAGCACGTCGTCTGCGGCCTGCGCCCAGGTTAGACCAATGCGGCGCGATTTCTCGCAGACCTTCACTTCCGATTGGTCGGCTACCCATTCCTGCTGGTAGCCGAGCAGAACCGGCGGGGTCTTGCTTCGCGATGTGGGCCAGATTTCCCGACTCATTGCTTGATTCCCAAAATCTCTCGGCGCAGCTGGTCGGCCGCATCCGCGGAAAGTCCCTTGCGCTTGCCGGCGCCGGCGTCCGTTTTGCTCACCTTCGCCCGCATGCCGGATATGAACTCGCTCACGGTCTTGATCTCTTTCACCGACGCCAGGCTCACCTGGCCAGGGTTCGTGAGCATGGAATTCAACTTGATCTGGATCGCCTCCTCGAGGGCCGTGATCGCGTCCTCGTCGGTTTTGATTTCCCGGAGGTTTTCAACCGCCGGCGCCGCCGGCTGCTTCAATGCAATCTGCGTGGCGCGCTGCGCGAGCCCCTCGATCGCCGAAACCGCGAAGGCGTCCTGCGCGTTCAGCGTATTCAGACAATTTTCGATGAGCTTCGCGCGGAGCTTGATCGTGTTGGCCCGGATCGATGAAAGTGCCTGGCGGATTTCTTCCTTTTTCTCCTGCCAGTTGTATCGATCGGACCAGCGCTTGAGCGTGGACGCCGCCACTCCGGTGAGGGTCGCAACCGCATCGAATGTGTGGCCCTCAACGCAATAGAGCTCCTCCGCCCGTTCGACCACCTCCATCGAATATTCCTGGCCCATTACCGCCCCAGTGCTTTTCGGATGACGGAGATCTCGGCAGTGAGCGCCTTGTATTCGTTTTGCGCGTCACTGAACTCGATCGCGAGCTGCAGGCCCCGCTCGGCTTCGATCTCCGCAACCGCAACGAACGGATCGAAGTAGCGCCTGATCCCGCCCCTCAGCTCGTCGAGCCGCATGGCCAAAACCCTTGCCGCCTGCTCCTTTTCCTGCAGCAGGCCCTGGTGCCGAAGCCTCTCCTCATTGAAATCGCTCATCCCTGCTCCCCTTTTGCCTTCTTCTCGAGCCTCACCATCGGGCAGAACTGGTTGCCCCGCACATCGTCCAGGAGCTGTGTGAATCCGCGGGTATTCATGATGATCAGATCTTTCTGATCGCTTGCGAGCGAGATGACCTGGCGCACGAGCTCCACGTTGTTCTCATACATCCGCCGCTGGTCTGCCATGTCGGCCTGATATTGCTTGAGCACCTTGAGCATCTCTTCGCGACCGGATGCGATCGCATCGGTCACTTCCTTGTGGTTGTCGGTCTGCACCTTCGTCATGTCATCGCGGTACGCCTGGAGCGTGCGCTGGTTTGTCTTGTCCGAGAAATACCAGATGATGAAGACCATACCCGTGATGCCGAACGCCTTGACGAGATCGATCAAAATCGATGCCCCGAGCTGTTCCATCACTGCCTGCCTCCCGATTCGCTCCTGACGGTCTTGAGAGCGTTCCTACCCCAGGCCGTGATGCCGAGGATTGCCCCCGGTATGCCGAAAAGCGTGGTGAACGATCCGATCACGAGCGGGATCTGCCCAAAGGCCGTCCCGTCCTTCAGAACGATCGCCTGGTAGCCGAGATAGCAGACGAAGGCGCAGACGATAAAAAAGGCGGTCCCGGAGATGAATCCCCAGAATGGGCGCCATCCCCACTGAGCCCAGTGCTCCGATGTGGCCTCGACCTGCATCGTCTTGTTCACGGCCTGGATGGATGAGGTGGCATGGCTCAGGCGAAGCTTCAAGGTGTCAAGCTGGATCTCCTCTATGCGCTCGACGTGTCTGAGCTCGAGCTCCCGCAGCTTGACGGCCGCCTGTGGATCCAGCTGCATCCTGGACAGCACGTCCGCCGGGTCCTCCGGGTCGGCGCCAAACAGCGACGCGACGAGACCTCCGAGCCCGGCCCCTCCGGCAGGTCCGGCAACGGCGGTTCCGAGAACGCTCGCGCCCATCGTCGCTATCCTCTTTCCTACCTGTTTCCAGTCAGCCATTTCTCGGCCCTTCTTCTCTCCGGCTCAAAACGGGCAGCGCTTCACCGCGTCTGTAAACCTGTCGAGCCCGTGACGTCCTCCGTTTACAAGCCTCCTCGCCTCAGCGAGATTGCCGGATTTCATGCACGATCGCACCTGTTCCTGCTGGTCCGCGAGAAACGAGGCAAGAAGGAGCGCCGCGAACTTCGAATCGTTTGCGAGCTCCGGGCAGCTCGAGAGCACCTTGCCCCCGTATTTCAGATAGTTGTATCGCCCCGTGAGCTGAATGAAGCCGCGCCCCCTGTATCTCTCGCCGTCGGGAGCACCCTGGTTGCCGAGATCCCTGCGATCGTCGTAAAGGTCGAACGGGTGATTGACCGGCCGGCCGGAGTCGTCGAGTGTGGTGTTGTACTTCGAGATCCCCTCGGAGATGGGGAGGAACGATTCGGTTTCCGCCCGGATCGTCGCCAGGGCTGCCGCAACCATCCACCGGTCATCGAGGCCGAAGGCCCGCAGCGCGTCGGTTATATGCGGCAGGTTGTCTATGATGTTTACAAGCGGCGTGGCCGGAAACATCGTGGCAACGGCTTTGGGCGTCACTGCATCGAGGATATCGCGATCGCCGCCGGTGGAATCGGGAGCTGAAACACTGCCTACTGCTTCCTGGATCGCTCTCCACGTCGCCGGCCCGACGACTCCGTCCGGGATCAAGTTGTGATCGAGCTGGAAAGACCGCACGGCCTCACAGGTCTCCCCCCAGAAGAAGCCGTCGATAAGCCCCGGATCGTAGCCCGCAGCCCGCAGCTTCCTTTGCAGCGCGGTTATCTCATGCCCCTTGTAGCCCATCATCGCAAACATGGCCCCTCCCGGCCTTGCTCATCCTCGAAACCCTGCAGGTCCGCTCGGCGAGCGGACCATTTCCAGTGATATCCTAATCAGTGGGGGAGCGGGTCAAAGCCCGTTTCCGGGTCCCTGCCCGCGCCCCCTTCTCGTGTTGTCGTTTGGAAAGCTCCCCGGATATCGGGCATCAGCCGGGGAGCCGTGGCGGGTTTTTCATCAGCTGCAGCGTGAGCATTGCGATTTTCCGCGTAACATGGAATCGTCCTCGGGGTCACCCACTCACATGCTGGACTCTGGCCCGACCAGCATCAAAAACGCCTCTCGTCGCGTTTTTCATCGTTGCCAATCCCCCCGGCCGGCCTCCCTCGGCTCTCAAGGATGGATTTTAAGCGGCCGCCCTGGGGAAGGCGGCCGCTTTCGGGAGAAAGTGAAGGCGGATTTCACCGGCCTTTCACATGTCTGTAACACACGCCTTTGACAACAGTGCGTCAAAATGGATTTAAAAAAATGCAAGAAAAGTGATTTTTTTTGATTGACACTCAATACCCATCATCCTGGTCAAGGATGACCACTCCGCGCTCGATCCTGAGCGGCAGGCTGCCCCCGAATCTCTCCACCCATCGCCTGACGTTCCGCTCGCTCATTTCCATCCGCTCCGCGAGCTCGGGGAGCGCGATGCGCTTCCGCATCATCAAAATCGCCGCCATCTGTGCTGCGATACCGCACATTCTTCCGCTGCCTCTCTCTGCCGCCATCACTTTCCCCTCTACGTTCCTCATTTCCCCAATCTCTCCGTGAATTCCCGGAGCATGTCCTTGACCGCTGCCCGCTCCTCAGCGCTCGCGGGACCGTCGCCTGGGGCATCCTCCTCAACACTCTTCGTCATCCGCCGGCCGGCCTCAACCTGCTGCTCGGCCTGGGCCGCAAGAGCGGCCGCCATTTCCCAGGCGGTATGCCTGAGATAGTTGTGATTGGAGAGAGCCTTCGGGCGCCTGGCGATCACCGCATCGAGGGCCTGCGCCCACAGGCTCGGCGGAGCCGGCCGGAGCTCTCCGCTTTCCCATTTGACCGTGCCCGGGTCGACCAGGGCGTGCAGATCGGCGATGAGCCGAAGCGCCCTGGCCGGAGTCATCGCCCGCTCGCCCTTGCGAAAGAGGCCGAGGTAGGGCAGCACCCGTTCCTCGACCCCTTTCGGAATCTTCGTCAGCACTTCGGCGAACTGCCTCCAGGCGGGCTCGTTGGCCCATGCCTCCATGCTCGCTATAGCTCCGCATGCCGGGCAGATCAATCGCATTCGGCCCCCTGCTCCTTCTGGTATAGATACTGCGCCGCCGCCTCGTAGGCCTCTTCGTGTCCATCGCCGATCTTTCGGTAGAGGGCCTTCTGCATCTCCTGGGGAAGCGACTTGTAGCACTTGTAGCAGAAGCTGTAGCCGCTCGATTTCTTCCCGAGGCAGACACATTCTTCGCCCTGCAGCTCGCGGGCATAAAACTGCATGTCCTTGAGCTGCCGACCCTGATCGCCGACGCCATCCCATCCGATCGCAACGAATCCCTTGCAGTAATGCCGCTTGAACGGCCACTGCCCGCGGTGCCCGTCCGACGGCCGCCCCGTGCAACGCCCGATGGCATGATCGGACCCGGTGCCCCTCGTGAAATGGCCGCATTTAACGCATTGGATCTTCTCGCCAGCCGTACACATATCAGCCCCTTTTATCCTCGGCCTCATTGCCGTTTAACCTCATAGACATACTCTTCCTTCCTCTTCCGCTCCGTGCCGACCGTGATCAGCCGCTCGTCGCTCCATTTCTCCAGCGCATCCCAGTCGACCGTCTCGACAACCTTGATGCCGTCCTTGATCCCGAGCTCCTTCATGGCATCGAGGACCTTCCGAGCCTTTTTCACCCGCATCTCGGCCGAAAAGATGAGCGCGCCGTGGGGGAGATCGACCCTGAGCGACCCGATGTAGCCGGCCTCCCTTTCTCCGAAAATGGCCTTCGACCGCTTCTTCGCAAACTTCTTGAGGTTCTTGTCCAGCTCATCGAGCCTCGCCGCGATCGGCGCCATGCGCTCCTGGCATTCATTGCGAAGCTTTTCCAGCCGCGCCTCAGCCTCCGCCTTCATCCCCTCGAGGTCCCTCGTCACCTGGGCGATCTCGGCGAGCATCGCATCGGAACGCTGATGATCGGCACTGCCGGCCCTTGCTCGCTCGTGCTTGGCATTGATGGCCATCGCCACTTTTTCGAGCGGACCGATCGTTCTCTCTCCCATAGTTCATCTCCCGTTTTGCAGACAATCTGAGCAAATTCCCGGGCCCTCGATCCGCGAACACCCTGTAGAGCAATTCAGGCAGACCCAGACCCTCCTGCCGGTGAGCAGCCTGTATTGTCCCCGGACGCTCGGCCTGGCGCACAGGGCGCACCTGACCGAAACGTCGCGCTCCAGCTCCACGACTGCTGCATAGCAGTCCTGAATCAGGTCCCGGCCGATGGTCAGAATATGCCGACCGGCCGGTCGTATCTTGTAGGTTCCGCTTGAGCTCACAACCAGACCTCCTTCAGCTTGTCAGCGATTTTCCGGGC